TGCTTGCGTGGCTCCTCAGGAGCGGCCTCTTCTGTCTCTGCTACCGGCGTTTGATCTCCGAGACTAGGAGCATCATCTTCTGCGGCAGGTTCTTTAGCTTCTGCCACAGGCTCTTCAGCTTCCTCAACAGCTTCAACCGGAGCTTCTTCAGCCTCCGCGACCACTTCTTCAACATCTTCTGGTTCCTCTACGGGCTCTTCGCCCAGTCCAAAATTCAAATCAAGCTGCTCTGCAGCTGGTTCCTCGGGTGCGTCTGACCCCGGCATGCGGTCAAACTCGATTCTGTCCTTCTGATCTTCGTCAGACATCTCTCAATCTCCTATTGATTCTCGGGGGTCCGCATATTCGGTATGTTCACCTGTCGCGGTTGCTGCTGTTTTGCAGCGGTTTGCATTGCTGTAGCAGCAATTCGGGTCGCAGCAGCAGTCTCCTGCTGTGATCTGCGTGTTTCGTTGGTGAGGTCAGACAACTCACGACGTAGATCAAGCTCGCGGTTCTTCATCTCAAGCTGCGCTTGCAACTCCGTCATACGCATCTGAGGCTGAACCTCGGCTGTGTCTTGTACCTTGGCGATGTTGACCGCCGCCTCGGACTGGAGCTTGCGTACTTCAGCTTCGAGCTTGGCGATTTCAAGCTGCAGCGTCTGCATAGCCATCTGCTGCTGCATTGCAGCAATTTCTTGCTGCTCTGGCGACTGCTCCACACCTGTCATCATGCGGATACGCTTGGCCAGCTCGCCCTTCTTGGCAAGGTGTGAGTACTCGACAATGGCATCGTCTGGTACTGCGACGCCGACCTGACGTAGCTGAAGCGCCTCTGCAAACTGAACCTCGTCGAACGAATCACGAGCCGGAGCCGTGGATATGACTACGTCGTACTCGCCTAGTGTTAGGTCATTAACGATTCGTCCTTCAGGGGTCATCTCGTTAATGACCATTGGCTCGCGTGGCTGAAGCGGGTCATCCTCATTGGTGACCATGATGATCCGCTGCTCCGTGTAGAACGTCTGGATTAGGTCGAGGATGCGCTCAGCTAGGTACTGCCGAGTCTTACGCAGGTTGTCGAGCGGCACCTGAATCATGATGACGCCACGGTTCTGCTTAGCCTGAATAGCTACGCCTGAAACCTCTGCACTGTCAGACCCGAGCATCGAGTCATTGATACCTGAGATCGCCTTGATGTTCGCCGCTGCCTTCTGGCTAATGCGGTCGAGGCCCGTGGGGATCTGGTTGGGCTGAATCTTGGATGGTGGTTGCGAACCACGGTTGTACTCAAGCACGAGTCCTGTTTCTGCGCCGTGCTCCTCTAGATCGTCAGCCGTCATACCGACTAGTGATCCACTCTCCACGACCCATCCGCTGTTAGCGGTGGTGTTTACGATATGTAGTTCTTGACTCGCAATCTTATTGAGTTGCTCTTGCGGACTAAGGAGGTTGCGCACCATGCCGAAAGGGCGACCGCGCCGAAAATAAGAAAAATAAGGAACGAGAGTGAAACCGTTATAAGGGCTCCAATCGTCGTGTAGCACCACCTGATCGCAAGTAACGGTCCAACGAACCTTCCGCTTAACCTTGGAGATAATATTGAGCCCATACTGCTTAGCGAACTTCTTAGCCTTTGCGTCTGAGAATGTCTCTGGAACATCGCGCTGGTCTCCTGTGTCTGGGTCTACAAAGCAGTCAACCCGATGCATGCGACGATGCTGTCGCTCAATAACCCTAAGAGCCCGAACATTGCGATACTCATCATCTCCGGGAATACCAGCACCCAGATAGTCATCAGTAGAAGAGAGGTCACCAAACCGATTCTCTTCGTACTCAATGGAGTCGCGTCCCATTCCAGCGCCATTCTCTGCAATAAACCGCAGCTGCTCTGCTTTCTTCTTTCCATAAAGCTCCTCGATCTCATCGAGAGTCATCCACTTAGTCTCAAAGACCTCGTTCCACGATTCGGGGTTCGAGTCCTTTGCGTCTGGATCTATGAGGATGTCTAGTGGATCTTTAGCCGTGATTCGTATTTCACCTTCCACGTGATCGGAAAAGTCCATGCGAACGTCAAAGTATCCGCGCCCATCAAGTATGAGCCCGTCGCTAAACACTTGCTGCTCGACCCAATCGAGCTTGTTGTTGTCAGCGATCTGCATGTACAGCTTAGTCAGGGTGTGTGCGACGTCTGCGTCACCGTTGCGCCGTGGTTTGAACTGCACGTCTGCACGGCGCGTGGACTGTTCTCCAAGGACTGTGTTCACTGTTGGTAATACAGTGTTGATGGTGAGGGCAGGGCGGCCCTCGGCTTCAAGCGCCGCAAGATCTGATTCGTCCCATTGGTCACCACGGTAGAAAGCGTCGCACCGTTTGGCGTTGTCGATGTACTCAAGGTGTCCGTTATCGCGGGCGCGAACGTATCGGTCCCACTGACCTGAAGCGATCTCCGCTTCTTCGCCGGGGCTTAGCCGTTTCTTGGGTTTGTGGATTGCCATATCTATGCACTCATCGCAGATTTATTGCGTTCGGGCTTCATGATGTAGTTGAGACGATCTCGCCAAGAGGGTTCACGGACCACGGGAGGTGCTTGGTAAGTAGCGAACTCCGTCATCATCAAACCTAACCACGCGAGGGCGTCGACTTGGTCGTCATGCACCCCGTTCGGAAAACGTAAAAGTTCTGCGACAAGGGGGCCGGTGAACAGCTCATCGCGGGGTAGGTACACCATCCCCTGCTGCATTCGACCTTGAATCGCTCTAGCACGGGCTTCCTTATCCCGTCGCCCCGTCTTGAGGTCTTTGAAATAGGCTTCGTACAGTCCGCGCTCTCGAACGCGTTTCTCTAGGAACGGACCAAGGGCCATCTCGATGTGCCCTTTCTCGATGCCGATGATGGATGGACGCCACGTCTCGTAGAGGTCAAGAATCTGCTCCACGAGTTCGAAGCCGTCGAAGCGGCCCCGTATAACGTCCATTACAAATAGTTGGTCGTACTCGTTTACCCCGATGACCATACCGACTGAGTAGTCGTTGCGGTCACGCTTGCCGATCGCCAAGTCCCACGCGGCGTAGTAACGCATGGCGTCAAGGTCGACCTCTTCAGGGTCGTAGTAACGAATCATGTCGCGGGTGAAGTAGTCACCGTCATCCGCAACTGGGTTCTGTTGATACAGCGCGGACCAGTCTCTAGGCCCGACTGCTTTCTGAATACGTTGTAGCGCTTCAACATTGTAGCGCTCTGGGTGCAACGCCTCGCCAGCTTCGCGGAACTCTTCTGGTTCTTCTGCGATAGCGGGGTACCGAATAACCTCCCAATCGTCGCCGCCTTCCCCCGCAGCTTTGAGTAGTCGTCCGGCTAGGTCGTCATCATGCCAGCGAGTGAGAATAACAAGAACTCCACCACCCGGAGCGAGACGTGTATAAGCAGTACTAGTATACCAATCCCAAGAACTATCCCGGTTGTTCTGGCTTTCAGCATCCTCTCGGTTCTTGACGGGATCGTCGATAAGAAGAATGTGCGCTCCCTTACCCGTAATACCACCTCCGACACCAGCTGCAACGTAACCGCCGCCATTTGTAGTAAGCCAAGCTTCTGCAGACTGGCTGTCAGGATCGAGTCGAGTTTGAAACGCAGTTTTGTAAGTAGGCTCACGGAGGAGCTGTCGTACCTTTCGACTGAAGCCCATAGCAAGCGAACCCGAATACGAGCAACTAATAAATTCGTGGCTAGGATTGCGGCCAAGATGCCAAGCCGGGAACGCAACCGACGCAAGAGTCGACTTTCCGTGACGCGGCGGCATAAAGAGCATGAGCCTTGGACTCTTCTTGTCCACCACGTCTTGGCTGAACTTCTCCAACCGACGACAGATGTCCTTATGGACCCAGCCAGCTGAGTAGTCAGGGTTGAATCTTTCCACAAATGGTAGAAGTCGCTTTCTCGTGAGGAAACGTAGTGCAAGTTCCGCTTTCGCCTTATCTTCAAGTGACGCCTCCTCTTCCTGCGCTTCGGCCTCGACAGGAATTGGGGCGGGCAACGCTTCAGCGTCATCAGCTTTGCAATAGACACACAGCCCGCTTACCTCGTCTGCATACAAGGTTTCGGGGTGCAAGTTCTTACAGCGTAAGCACTTGCGTTTCGGTATCTCTGCATTCAAGACGCGGCAGGCTCCAAATAGGTGTCAGACTTCCCAGCTATCTCCAACAGTTCCTCATCCGACAGCCGCTCAAGTTGTTTGGCGGTGGCATTGAGGTTGATATTGATCTGGGTAGCCTGATCGGGCATGCCCAAACCATGTAATTTGACCAGCGAGTCAACAGTGTTCTTCATTTCCGTCGCTGTTGCGGATGCGGAGTACGCCTCCATGTACATCGTGTGCGCATTAGTTTTGGTGAACTTCACCTCCTCGCGCATCTGATCGCGGAAGTACTGCAGTGCTTGTTGCACCTGCGGTAGCTTCGACGCGGCGTAAGCAGTCTGCGGACTCTTGTATCCAGCAGCACGACCAGCTGCAGAGATGGTCATACCGCTAGATATCATGAGCACCAGTTTTTCCTGCTGCACAGTTAACTCACCAAGGGCTAACCCCATATATGGCACGTGGGATTGAAACTCGGTGTGGCTCATGTCTTTGGTATCGCTAATGGATACTTCTTCGGACATTCTCTCCAAACTGTTCCCTCATACCCTCGTCTTGGTAAATAAATACCGGTGCGCGAGCTCCTAAACCGTCCAAACCGATGTTGACGACGAAGTCGTGCAACGAAAAGTGTGGAGGGTCCATGAACATCACTAGCTCTTCGGCTACCGACGCGTCGTAAGCCAGAACTTCAACGCCTGCGACGTAAGCGGTGCCTAGAAGTGCGTCCTCCAGTCCCTCTATTGCAAGCATTTCAACCATACTCATAGGCGAATATTAGCGTCACTAATATATCTAATCAATAGACACGTCGTGTATGTTTTTAACCCACCACCAAAACATGTCCATTGAGAGGGTGTGGCGCATAATATTTATGCGGTATGCAACCAGCTGTACGTTTTGAGGTGTGTACCCTTGATCTGCATTGATGCGGTCAATGCTGGCGTTGAACTCTTTGTGACCGCCACCATCTATGTGATGTGTCATGTTCACGCCTGAGATAGCGCACTTACCGGCTTGCGCTTCCCAGATATCAATCAGGTCTTCTGGTTCTAGGCACCACTCGTGTGTTTCTTTGCGGGAGTACTTTAGCTTGGAGCACAGCCGCCTGAGGTACTGATCATACCCAGCGCTATACATTCGGTTGCGCGAACTAGCTTTGCAAGAATTGCAGATACCACGCGCGCCGCCTTTCTTGTATTGCTCATACTGCTCTGTCGGCAGATCACGCTTGCAGTTTTTGCAAGTCTTAGTACCCAAAGAGCGTGCCCCCGCGCT